AGTTTTATTTACTATTTCAGATTATGTAGCGGGTTTCGTAATGCCTACTTTAGGAACCATAGCTAGTGGGTTAGAATTATTTTCGGGGGATGGACAACATAGAAGTAGTGGTATAATAAGTGATGGTACTGACTTTGGTTTTCGTTTTGCTGCAAATGCCAACCTAACAATAAGTGATATTATTGTAAGAGAAAAAACCACACTTAATGACATATACCCGAATAATTCTGGATTTTTCTATTACATGGGGACGAGAGCAGAAAATAAATTCTGGAAACCATTTTCCGCAGAAACCGGATGTACAACTTTTTCTGGGTATTGTAAAGAAACTGGGAATACTGGTGACACGTGTACCGGTCACGCAAAATTACATACTTCAGGATATGAAATATATGAGGGAGCTAAACTAGAACTTACAAAAACAGCAACATTTACCAATTCAGCACTTATTGTGGGTGCCAATTCTTTTGTTTTACCAAAATCAGCAAATGGAGGTAGTGGGGCTTCTATTAGTTTTACTGCAAATAGTGGAGGTTTTGTGGATGGATTTACAGTAATAGTAAGTGGAGGAAGTGGGTATCAAATAGATGACACAATAACAATAAAACCTTCAGACCTTATCGGTGCTCCTGACATAATAGATATTGCAGGTAACCCAGCTTCTATTACTGCTGTATCAGGAGATATAGAATTGACGGTAAGAAAAGGAAGTTTAAATATATCTGGAGCAACATCAGCAACAACTGGGTATACAGCTGTAAATGAAGTAGATTGTTGTTATTCAGCTATGGGACCCACTCAATTATCAGGGACTTATTATACTACTACGACTACAGATGGTTGTGGACGTAAATCAACAGTTTTAAAACCATTAACTTTTTCAGCGGAAACTGACACATATAGTAATGCGTTTGGTTTAAGGATTACACCTGACTTTAAAATAGGGTATAGAGCTATTAGATATACCGGTTCATGTGTGACTACTGGACAAACATCTGCGTGTACCACTGGTTCTTCTTTTGAATGTGGTTATGTTATAGAAGAAAAATATTCTCCTTTAATTTGTCCACCACTAATTAATTCTGGAACTTGTCAGGATACATGGATTCATGTTGCAGCTGTGTTTGAGCGTGACATGTGTTATAGTGGGTGTGCAATTTATAATATGGGTGGTACGTATGATTTATTAAAAGTACCTACAGAATATAGATTTGAAAGATATGCGTGGGATGAGGTAAAAAGATGTAAAACTGGGTGTAACGATATTAGATGCTCTGATAGTTACCCATTAATACCAGAAGATGGTTATTATGATTTTGATTGTAGTGGCATATCTGGTGATTCTGGAAATAATTGTTGTATGAGTGCGGGCACTACTTACGGTAAGTGGTTAGAAGAAAAATATCTTAGAAATGGTAAATTAGTAATCTATGTAAATGGTAGAAGAGTATTGGAGGTTAAGAATTTTGAAGAAATTATACCGAGAGCTTTAAATGTTCACCCTGAAAAACAGGTTGGGGTACCATTCAATATGTCATGGGGAGGTGGTTCACAAGGTTTATATGAAAATATAACATATAGTGCAGCAACACAGTGTGATTCAGACCCACCATATCAACAAGACCCAAATGACCTAGGTTTACTCATAGAACAAAATTTTGCAGGTACATGGATGGGAGGGATATCTCAAATGAGATATTACATAAAACCCCTACAAGCGGATGAAATTTATCACAATTTCTTAGTTAATAAAGATAGATATCAATTAATAGACTGTGATTTCAATAAAAATTGCACAACTAAAGGGTGTAATAATTCAGAAGTTTTATATTTAAGAGAAGGTAATTCTTATGACGCAAAACTTATTTTTGGACATAACGCAAACAATATTTACATCACTAGTAGTGGTAAAAAAGTTAGATTCCAGACACTCACACAGGAAAATGTGGGTACAATTACAATAAAAAAGAATAATACTGTTGTTACAACACCATTCACAGTTTTAGAGAATGATAGTGTAGAAGTTATAATAACTAAAATGGACGGAGCGTTAGAAGCGATAGTAACCTTAATAGGTAATACTTTTAAATAAAATTTTTGTGGATTACAAAATAATTATATATAAAGGATAAAACAATTAAAAAAAATTAAAACATGCCATCTTATTTAAGACTATTAACAGAAAAATCTTCCAACATCCCTACCCCACCAACGGGACATACGGGTTTGTACGCTTCGAGTGGTACAGCGGGAGAAAGCCAATATCAATTATACATAAAAGACCCAACAGGGCAGTCAACCCCAGTAGGTGGGTTCTCAAGTGGAGGAACTTTTTCAGGAAACGTAACATTTAATTCTGGGGGAACCTTCTATTCTGGAGGGTATGCAACTTCAGGTCAAGATACTACAGCTTTAGTACTTTACGGTGATATAAGTGGAGCTACCAGTGGTACTGTTTATTTTAATAAGATAGAATCAAGTTCTCCTCTTAACATCCAAGCTGGTGGTACAGGTGTAAACGACAACATATATTTACAACCTGATTTTACAGAAGGTATGGATAAAAATGTTGCTATTCACGTACCATTTAGTTCAGGGACTTATTCTTCTGGTGGTAACTATTATGCGATGTTAGAACACTCTTTAACTATTTCAGGAGCTACGTCAGGTACATCATCTATAGGGTATGGTAAAGAAAATACATTCAATCTTGGTGCTAACGAAAGTGGTGGATATGGTATGGGGCACAACACTCACGCTGTGTTTGGGTCAGGAAATACAGTTGAAGGTCAGAATAATTTTGTTGCTGGGGCTAAAAACACTATAGACGTGGGTGGTGTTAATAATACAATGTTAGGTTCTGGAAATACCATTACTGGTATTAGGAGTATTGGAAATTTTGTAGCTAATGGGAATGGAGTAGGAACAGGTGACCTTGGGATAGGTGGACAAGACCAAGCTAATAGAATTTACAAGTATTCAAAAGGTTCTACAGCATTTGGTGCGAGAAATGAAATTGGTACCAATACCAACTTCGGAACAAATAATGCTTTTGTAGCCGGTCAATACAATAGGGCCACGGGACAAACAGTAAATAGCCCAACAACTGTTTTTGGTAGATATAACGCTTGGTCAACATTATTAACTGTTGGAGCTGGTAGTGGTTCTACAACAGGTGGAAATGCTTCTGCTAACGCAGGTAGAGTTAATGTGATGAGTGTAACTGAATCTGGAGCAACTTTTGGTAGACATTATATACCATATGGTGGTTCAGGAGCAGTTGCTGGAAATCCTAATTCACTTGATGGTAGTAAAAGAATTGCTTTAGGTGTGATGAGTGGAGCGGGACAAACAGCAGCCACAGGACAACACACAGCACAAGGATTTCACCCTGGACTACACCAACCATCAGCGGTCACAGAAAACCAATTTAGTTTAGGTTACTTTGGAAACGGAAGTAACCAAGGTGGAATGTCTGAGACGATACCTGAAGGTCTAATGGCTTACTGTCAATATTCCAAAACATTAGCAATATGGACTGGGGGTACAGCTTGGGCTAGAGTTGCATTAAGTGCGTTAACATAAAATAAAATATAATGGGGTGTAATTGTAAACAAACAGTAACCAATTTTAATGGGGGAGATGTAGCCAATCCGACTACATTTCTTGACTGTGCATCAGCAGACGGTACTCACGATAACCCAATTGCTTTTGATAAGGTACAGTGTGTAGCTATAAATAATGTTTTGCATATTCACAATACTTTTGAAATTAATGGAACTTTTAAAAATAGTGGGACAGTATATTTTACTAGAGATTTAGAAGTAACTTTTGGTAATAACCAAACTATAACAATCTTAGAAATATAAAATGGAATTTTTTATTAGAAAATCTTCGTTAGAACCAATTCTTAAAATGCAACTGGTTCAGGATGGTAGAAATGATTTTAATTCATTCCATGACAAATTGTCCAATTCCTCTATTCGTTTTTCTATGAGAGATGTTGATAGTGGTGTTTATAAGATTCTTAACCAACCAGGAGGAATAGTTCAAAAAACTAAATTGTCGGAAAACGCAGAAACTGAATATTATATTTACTATAGATGGAAAAAGAAAGATGTTAAAAAAGTAGGTAGATTTGAAGGAATGTTTTCCATATACTTACATGATGAATGTACAGAACTTAAAGTCCCTATTAGAGAAGACCTTTTTATTAATATTACTGACTCATTCGTACAATCTTCTTGTGATTGTTAATTGAGTATTCGTATTTTTTTTCTTATCTTTACCCAAGACAAATAATCAATAATGGGTAAAATTTCACAAACAGACATAGAAAAATTTCTTCACGGCACAGACCCTGAGGAATATATTGTAGCTTTAGAGTATGGTTATAGAACCGGAAAAATTTATAAAATAAAAGAATATCCAGAAAGAGGTAAAGTAGTTGAGACAGACACTTTTGTACCTTTTTGTTGGGTTGGAGACCTAAGAGGCAAGAATTTTTATAAAAATAATAAAGAACTACAAAAACAAGCTATATCCAAATACGGTATCATTATAGATAAATTAGATACTGGTAATGATGAAAGATTAGAAAATGGTTTAAAGTATCTAGTTAAGACAACTAAAAGTTATAGAGACTTAGTTAGTTTTTTCCGTCAGGGTGGAATAGAACCTTGGGCACAGGATAACAGAGAGTCATTACTTATTCTACCTCCTATTGAACAATATCTTATACAAAAAGAAAAAAGACTTTTTAAAGGTTTTGAAGATTATGATAACATACATAGGTTTGTTTTTGATTTAGAGACGACTAGTCTAATCCCATCCCAAGGAAGAATATTCATGATTGGGATTAAAGATAATAGGGGGTTTGAAAAGGTAATAGAAATAAAAGACGATGATGAAAGTGAAAGACAAGGTATTATAGAATTTTTTGAAATTATAAATAAAGTAAGGCCCACAATTATCGGGGGGTACAATAGTTCTAATTTTGATTGGGATTGGTTATTTGAAAGGTCACATATATTGGGTATTGATACTACTAAGTTTAAAACGTTAAACCCTAATGAGGGTTTTAAGAAAAAACAAGGTATATTAAAATTGGGTGCTGAAGTGGAAGATTATAATAAAATACAAATGTGGGGGTACAACTCTATTGATATCGCTCATTCTGTTAGACGTGCTCAAACAATAAACTCAGACATTAAAAGTTGGGGATTAAAATATATAACACAATTTAGTAAGTCCAATAAACCAAACCGAGTTTATGTCCCTGGAGACAAAATCGCTTCAACCTACCAAGAAAATAAAGAATTTTATCTTAACGACTCTAACGGTAAATACAAATCTGTAGATGAACCAGGATTGGAAAATTTAGATAAAAAATATCCAGATACATACAAAAGAGTTTCTGGAGAATACATAGTAGAAAGGTATTTGTTAGATGATTTATGGGAAACTATGGAGGTAGACGCACAATTTAATCAAGCATCATTTTTATTAGCTTCAATGGTACCTACATCCTATGAAAGGGTTTCTACTATGGGTACTGCGACTTTATGGAAGATGTTGATGTTATCTTGGTCATATTCTAACAATTTAGCAATACCCTCTAGGAATTCTAAAAGACCTTTTGTAGGTGGACTTTCTAGATTATTAAAAATAGGATATTCAACGAACGTATTAAAATTAGACTTTAGTTCACTATACCCATCAATCCAACTAGTTCATGACGTGTTCCCTAAATGTGACGTAAGTGGAGCTATGAAATCTATGTTAAAATATTTTAGAGATACAAGAATTAAATACAAAAAATTAGCAGAAAAATACTACACAACAGATAAAAAGAAATCCGAATCTTACGGAAGAAAACAATTGCCTATTAAGATTTTTATCAACTCAATGTTTGGTTCGTTATCAGCTCCACAAGTTTTCCCATGGGGTGATATGGATAAAGGAGAGCAAGTAACTTGTACTGGTAGACAATACTTAAGACATATGATTAGATGGTTTATGGAGAGAGATTATGACCCACTAGTTTTAGATACTGACGGTGTAAACTTCTCAACACCACCTGAAGCGGAGTCTTATGTTTATATTGGTAAGGGTAATAACGAATTAGTAGTTGAGGGGAAGGAATATAAAGGTAGTGACGCTCATGTTGCGGAATACAATGATTTGTATATGGTGGATGAGATGGGATTGGATACTGATGGGTCATGGCCTTCTTGTATTAATGTAGCAAGAAAAAATTATGCATTATTAACTAATACCGGCAAAATTAAATTAACTGGTAATTCTATTAAATCTAAAAAATTACAAGGGTATCTAGAGGATTTTATAGATAAAGGGTTAAAAATGTTATTAGACGGTAGAGGTTGTGATTTTATAGATTATTACTACGAATACCTACAGAAAATATATGATAAACAAATACCTTTAAGTAAAATAGCTAATAAGGGACGTATAAAACAAAGTATAGAAGACTATAAAAAAAGATGTACCCAAAGAACAAAAGCTGGTAATCTAATGTCACGACAAGCTCATATGGAATTGGTTATTAACGAAGGTTCCAAAGTAGATTTAGGTGATACAATATTTTATGTAAATAATGGTACCGCTCAGTCTCACGGTGACGTACAAAGAAAAAAACAAAAAGATGGTACATCTAAAGTTATACTAAATTGTTATAGGATATCTCTAAATGAAATGGAAAAAAACCCTGAATTAACTGGGGAATATAATGTTCCTAGGTATATTAATATTTTTAATAAAAGAGTAGAGCCTTTATTAGTGTGTTTTAAACCAGATATAAGAGAAAGTATTGTGGTTAAAAAACCAGAAGATAGACAGTACTTCACTAGAAAACAATGTGAATTAATTAATGGTATTGGTAGGAGTCAAGGCGACCAAGATTCTCTAGAAGAAGTCTTAGACCTATCTAATGAAGAAAAAATATTCTGGAAAGATACTATGGGTGTAAGTGAGGATTATTTTTTAGAACAACTAGGACTCCTTGATACCGTCTGATGAAACAATCATCCAGCAGTTAGATTTTTTACAAAACTTAAATATTATAGAACTTTCAGGTAACAATTCTAAACTACCCCATTTTTTATCTATTAGACCCTTATCTGGTTTTATAGTTACATTAGCAAATGACTTAACTATATAAGTTAAAGATTTTGAACTATCTAGAATAACTTCACCATCGAGGTCAACTACAATAAATTCATCTTCTTCACAATTACACTCTACAGGTTTAGAATTTACGCCAAAAACTTTAATATATTCTAATAAAGCTAAAGCAACTTTTTTATATTGAACTGATTCGGGTTCATTATTACTATAGTTAACTAATTCTTTAAATCCTAATTCATCTACTTCTTCCGCTATTAATCCCCAGTCTTCTTTATGGTTAGATTTCCATTTAAAGGTTCTAGGTTGGAGAGATAATAATTTATCTAAATTACTAAAATTAATATTATTGATATCATACTTATATCTTCTTGATGACCCATTATATATTACATTTCCAGTAGCAACATCTAATTCTAAATCCCCATCACCACCAGATGTTAATAAATCATAAGGATGGATTTGAAAAGTACTAGCTGTAAGTGTTGGTGTGGTAGCAAACTGGTTTACCGGATATATAGGTGGCATTCCTAAAGAAAGTACTGTTACTCCACTAGCTAATCCTGAATAACTTGTAACTGTTACTGCTGAAGTCCCTGAAGTATCAGTGTGACTACCTACTAAAAAACTTACGGCAGATAATGGATTGGTTGTTGCGGTATAAGCTTCATATCCAGACCAACCCGTGTAATTTCCTACATTTGCAGCAAACCATCCCCTATTTTGTGTGTTACCAGAAAATACACCATCAGTATTTCCACTTTGTCTTAATTGTCTAGAATAGTCTACTTTAGTAAAAAAACCCATATTAAATTACATATATACTCCCAGGATTCATAGGTCTATATCCTAGTGACTTATTTAAATTTTCAGCTTCAAGAGCTTTTCTTTCTAACATTTTGTCATTTCTTAATCTTTCTAATCGTGCTGTTAGTTCTTCTATTAGTTTAGCATACTCATCTTTAGCCTCGGTTAATAAATCACTATACTCCATTGTAATTTCAGAATCTGGAGTTTTAAGATTACCACCGAACTTACCTCTTACTCTACCTAACATTTCTTTTGCTTTTGCAAAAAAGTATCTTCTTACCCATGACTGAGCTGGTGGATTTAATTCATTAAAAGTCATTTCTTCTAACCTAACATCACTAGGTAACAGTACGATATCTTTGTTTTGGAGTAAACACTCATTTCTATTAGCAGGCCCAGTATCGTAATACCAATAGTAACATCTATGGTGATTTACTTCTAGATTCCCAAAATCAAATCTACCACCAGGCACATTATAAAGATGTAGGTATTTTACACCATTAACACCTCCAGCACCAGCGGTAATCCTATAAGTTAACTCACCCCCTATTAAACGATTCTTTAAATTACGGTCTCCCATTCGCAAAAGAATGTCAAAAGCAGGCATCATATAGTACGACCCCTGAATACCCATTTGAGCAAAACCACCCGGTCCTCCAGCTCCAAATCCTCCGAAACCACCAAACGCACCTAAAAATGGGTCAATAAAAGCTTCATTTAATTCTGCTCTCGTATACCATAATATTTCATTTATTTCTCTACCAGCAGGTATCTCATAAATTTGTGTATTAGCACTTAGAGTTACGTAGTCTTGTTTAAGTTGGTAAGGCCCCCCTGCTTGGAGACCTACAATTTTAGAATATGCATAAGTAAAAGAAGTCTCAAAGTCTAAGTCTCTAGTCATAAACGCATTTGTTAATGAAATAACGTCTTGGTCTTGGCCATAAACAGAAGACCACTGATTTTCTATTAACCAGTCTTGTACGTATTGTCCGTAATCTAGTATGGCTAATTCTAATGCGGTATCTAACATTTCATCTTCTAACTCGACACCTCTTAATGGGGCACCAAGTAAATGTTTTACTTGTGTAAATAATTTATCTCTTTTTTCTGGTGTTATAATTGTAGACATGTGTTCCTTTTATATATAAATACTTAGAGTTTGGCATTAAAAAAGGCCCCATATAGGACCTTTAATAAATTTTATTTAAGTAGTATTACATCTTAACTAGTGCATACTTTCCATCACCGGTATCTTTCCATCTAAACTTATCGAATCTTTTCTCATTAAAACCATCATCACTATCTATTTGGTCTTTAGTCATATTCATTACTCCATCAGTTCTATTTTCTAAAAACTCATTTATTAACTTAAGAAAATCTGTTTTTCTATTTCTAGAATTTGGGTCAAGAAATGATTTTACTAACATATCCATTCCTCCACATATATTATCTGATTTGTACGTTTTACCCTTATAAACAATCTCTAGAGTACCCTCCTTACTTCCAGGAAAAACACTATCACCACTACCACCAGCAGAAAAACTAGTATTTAACGGAAACAATGGACCAGGACATCTAGCTATTCTTTTTAAGAGAAATTCAGGACCAACCGTTCTTTTCTCTTTTACAAATTTAACAACCATATCATCTATATTTCCTCTATCAACGCCCTCGATTTTATCTTCCTGTTCTTGAATTACTTTTTTTATAACTTTTCTTAAATCAGACTCTTTTAACTTAATAACTTTAGTTTTCTTATTTTCGTCTATACCAAAATATTTTCCATGACCTTCAGACTTTTCATTTTTTTCCATTACTTCAGTTTCTTCATTTTCTCTCATTTCATCAGTAACAGCATCATCTAATTCCATAATTTCATCAGAAGCTTTTCTTAAGGCTTTAGTTAATTCTTTAAGTTCACCATGTTTTTTACCTTTAGCTCTTAAAGCATCTTTCGCTCTTTTAAGTTGGTCATAAGCATTTTTTAACTCAGTTTTAGCATCCATTTTCTCCTCAACGATAGTAGAAATAATAGAATTTAACTGTTTTAGATTAATATTTGTCTGTTTCATAAGGTCATTTTTAATATAAATACTATAAAATAATAAAAAAAATAGCAGCGTAAAGACATAAAGTTTAATAAAAAAACGATATAAATAATATCTTAATCTGAGTATATTATACGAAAGTTTTTATGTTTTAGTAAGTTTTTTGAGGCCATTACTACCAAGATAAATGGTAAAATTTGATGAATTTACACATATTAAATGTATTTATTAGTACCAATAACCATATAAAAAAATATAAAATTATGGATTCTATTTTTAATTATGTCAGCGGATTTGTGAAAGGAATGACCTCATTTTTAATGGGTTTAATACCTTTAACTATTCTGTGGGACGTACTAACAGGTGGAGCTATCTTTAACATTAATGTTATCGATAATTTAACAAACTTAATAAACACACTAGGTAATGGTGGATTTGTGGGTTTTGTTGTTTTAATGATTGTAGCTTCATTTTTCATGGAAAAGAAGTAATTAAACTTTGAAAGATTAAAAAGGAAAAACCCCGTTTCAAACGGGGTTTTTTATTTAATAAGGCTCATCACCCATTCGTTCAAAAGATTGTTTAGCTCGACCTAAATAAGGACCCGTTAAAATTGTTTTATAAATTTTTCTAGCTAATTGTGGGAATATTTCATTAATTCTATTCGTTGATATGTCATCATTCATTTCTATAAAACGAATTGCTGCACGTGTCATTAAATCTCTCATTTTTTGAGAATTTTCCCAGATATGCCATAATGGTTTAGGTTGTGTTTTTATGAAGTCTACCATATTAACTGGGAATTCACCGGTTTCTTTAGCGTACTGTAATATTTCCCTAGATAATTCACCTTCTATAACTGTTTTTGCATCTGTAAGGAAAGGACTTAAATCAGTCATTATAGTATTATACCTCCCCCACTGTCTTAGTTTTTCTATAAATCTTGCAACATCATGTCTTTCTTTACTGGTTAGGGTAAGTAAAGGACCACCTTGTTCTGGGTCTAAGTCGTCCATAAGTCTTTCGAATTCGTTACTCATAATATTGATTACATTGTGTTTTATTATAATAGTTATGTTTTGTCATATCTTTTTGATTTCTACAGATTTTACAATTTTCTTTTCGATTACCCACTTTACACCATTCACGTAAAGGGTAAAAACCTTCTAAATAAGCTATATACCCTAATTGTCCTTTACAAATTCTACCATTGTTACCTCCCCACCCGTTGTATTCCGTAGTGTAGTCCCATAATTCTTCATTAGAAGTAACAATACCTTTATCTTTTAAGTAACGAGCTACAATATACCCAGTCCTATCAGCACCCCAAGTACAGTGAACTAAAGTGTTTTTAGTTATTTTTGGTAAAATTTTATTAATCGAACCTGTGTACCCTTCACCACACTCTCCACCATCATGTGCACCTATTCTAACCCATTTAATGTTTTTTCCATAGGCTTTATTATAACATTTTATAAATTTTTCTTCTTCTTTAGAACTCATACTAACAGGGTCATTACTTCTACCTTTCCTATTCATTGCTATTATATTATCTACTTTATAGTTTCGTAAAATATACAAAAGTTGTTCAGCACTAGGAGCTCCACTCCTATAATTATTTTTACCATCAGGTATTTCATCAAAGTTAACACCACGTTTTTTTGTGCCCATATTAGAATCAGGTACTAAATCAACAAAAGCTTTAACACCGTCTTTAGTTTTAAAAGTACACTCGTCACCAACCTCTACAATATCTTCATCTTTATCTTCATCTTTATCATCATCTTCTTCTCTTTTTTCGTCCTCCATTTCTAAATTATTTAACATTTCTAAATAACAAGGTTCATCTTCTCCTTTCTGTAATGATTGACTTAAGGTCCCCATAAGTAATAACATGACACATCTATCTATAACACCTGTCACATCTAAACCTATAGCTTTTTGTATATCTTTTACAGCTTTTTCAGTAGAAGGGCCAAAATCACCGTCTACACCCTCTTTTCCAATATTGACCTCTAAGACTTTTAACATTTGGGTTTGTACGTACTTGACATCGTTACCTGTGTCACCTCTTTGGAGAGTCGCGTCACCTTCTAAAATTTCATTTATATCGTCATCTACAGTTTTAAAATCAAAAATTTCACCAGTATTTATTACTATAACTTCATCATCATCATTTTCATCTTCTGTAGGTGTAGTACCACCCTGTATTTGACACGCTCTATAAATTATTTGACAACCTGCTTCACCTTGTTGCCATAAAAGATATAGTAGATACCAACTATCTTCTTCAAAAACACTAGTTCCTGGAAATTTACTATTAAACCTTTTTCCTCTTCTTATTAGTTTAGGGACACCTACCTCTAAATTCTTTCTAGGGTCAAAAACAGTTTCAGAATTTAATCCATAGTCAGACCAGTATTTAGGCATATATTGTAGTAAACCAGATGCACCACTTTTTCTATTTACAGCGTTTTTATTACCTTTAGATTCTACCCATATAAATTTACTTAGAGCTTCTTTAGGTAGTGTGGGGTATTTTTCACTAAATTCATTTATTAATCCTTTGATTTCTTCACTATACCTGTTGAATGGGTCAAAATTAGTTCTGGAATCAAACCAATTTTTCCATAAAGAAAGAAAGTTACACGCTGTCATTGTTGATTTATCACCTAGATGATTAGACCTCATATTAACTATCATCTTATCTGTTTTAACTCTACTACCTAAATCCTCTATGGCCTTTTTAATCGTTTCTTTTGTACCTTCCGCTTGTTCAACAATTAATCCATCGCGTACTCTAGTGTATGGGTTTAGACCCATAATTTTACGCACACGTTCTATTTCTTGGATTAATCGCATAGTTTTTAAATAAATACTTAAAGTGAACGCATTTCCTGAAGGATTTCTCCAAACATATCTTCTTCAGAAATATTGTCACCCATTACAGTATCTATAATGCGTTTTTTTCTTTCTACTATATTGTATATTATTCTCTCTATAGTATTATCAAATATTGGGTATAGGCAAGAAACATTCTTTTTTTGACCAATTCTAAAAGCTCTATCTTCTGCTTGAGACATAGTAGCAGGGACAAAAGATAAATCATTAAAAATAACAACTTCAGCTTCGGTTAAAGTAATACCAACACCACCAGCTACTATATTAGATACAAAAATTTTAGTTTTTGGGTCATTCTGAAATTTATCTACACTTTCTTGTCTTTGTTCTTTTTTCATTTGACCATATAAAGGAACAGCGATTTTTTTATACTTGGACCAAATTTGCATTAAAGGGTCTGTAAAATTAGTAAAAACTATCACTTTTTTATCTTGTTCTAGACATTGGTCTATAAATTCATAAGTACTAGGTAATTTTTCGTGAGCTATAAGTTGTCTAATTTTCATTAACTTGTTTAGTTGAATGGATAGACTTTGGTTAGAATTCTCTTCAGCCCAGTCCAAGTACTCACCCACTTCCTTTTTATATTCAGTAGAATTTAATTCTAAAAATATAGGGGTAATAATTTTGTCAGGTAGGTCTAAAATTTCCTCCTTTAATCTTCGTAAAACTTTTTGTTTGGTTCGTTCCCTTAACTCCTCTAAATTAGACGCTCCACTTGTTAACCAGATTTTTCTATTACCCTTGGTTATTTGATACCCATCACAGTACCTTTTAACATACCCAACCCAATTTTTTGCAACTCTAGACTCTACTAATCTTAAAAGGTTATAGTAATTCATAGGTCTAGAAGTCATAGGTGTTCCAGTTAACAACCACACTTTACCTATCTTTTTAACTAAATCATTAACTAATTTAGTTCTTTGAGCTTTACCATTAGAAATATAGTGTGCCTCATCTACCATAATAAGGTCAAATTGTTCATCCAGTATTTTAGTAACACCTCCCTCTATAGAATGGAAATTTTTTAGAATATCATAATTTATAATAACAAATTTTCCATCTTCCCATTTTTTACCTTCCACTATACCTATCTTTTCATTAGTATAGTATTGGAGTTCACGTCTCCAATTAAACTTTAATGTAGCGGGACATATTATTAGTATTTTTTTTGCTCCACTTTCTAAAGCGGCAATTGTACCACTAGTAGTTTTACCTACGCCCATATCATCAGCAAGAATGAATTTATCATTCCCTAATAATTTTTCTATCGCTGTTTTTTGGTGGTCATAAGGCATTCTATGAGAATAGGGTGAATAATCTACCGTAACCTTTCTTTCGGTATTAACTATCAGTTGGTTTTTTGGTACCCAAAAGTCGTACAACCTATCCGTCTCAAGTACTTTACCCCACAAATGAAAAGCTTTGTCACTTTCAGCTAATATTTTTTCCACCCAAATCTTAGTAGGTTTACTTTGTAAAAATTTTTGAGTCATTAAGGTTTCTCCAAAATAATCGTCTATCTCCACCCATTTTTTAGCTACTTTTGGTTTGTTTTGGTGATTTTTTATAATATAATCTGATTGACTCCTTGTTAGGCTTTTTGATTTGCTAATACTAATACTTTGTTTAATAGCATGTATATAGTTGTTTGCTCCAGTGTATGCAAGCAAAAGTTTTCTGGCTTCTATTTCTGGTATAGTTACTTCCATAGTTATATACAAATATAATAAAATATCTATTATAAACAACTAACTATTTATAATATATGGCAAAACAGAAAAAAATACCTATTACTAGAATTAGTAAATTTTACGCATCTGAAGATTTTGATTTAGAACAAAATATAGGAATGGAGTGGTTACATGGTGATATGCACTTTACTTTAGTATTGTTTAGGGTAGACAGAAAAAAAACTGATGTAGATGATGTATATGGTGAAGCGGGTCCTGAAGAAATTAGATATCATGCACCTGTAGAATTTAAAGCCTATGTTAAGATAGACACACCACAAAATAAAAGTTATGCTAGTGGTTTAGTAAATAATATGGAACCAGGAAATATGACTTTGGGTGTTTACTCTAAACATCTTGAAGAGTTAGATGTAGATATTAGTTACGGGGATTATATAGGGTACCCTGAAACTGAAGATAGGATGAGGTACTATACTGTTACAAATGATGGTAGGGTTACTTCTGATAATAAACATACAATAGGTGGGTACAAACCTTTTTACCGTACAATACTATGTGCATACGTATCACCTAATGAATTTAAAGGAATATAATGGCTTTACCTAAAAAAATTAAAAAAAATATTAACATAAGCCCCCAACCAATTCAACCACACTACCCGGATGGTTATAATGGCTTAAGTACACCTATACGTAGAAAAGAGTTGTCTGATTTTATTACTGAAGATGGTACCTTTTTACCCAAGTCAGTTTTACATGAAGATATGGATTTAGGTATGTTAAATTTTGTACAAGACCAGTTAAGTGTAGCGTTAAGTGGAAAAAAACTTAACGTTATTGATAGGATTCTTACTGTACAACGTTGGGGTGAATTTTCACAAACATGGAGTTTTTCTACTGAAGATAAAAATGTAGAACTACCATTTATAGTAGTGGTTAGAAAACCAGATGTGCAATATGGGTCAAACCCATCACTCCTTTATACTATACCAGATAGAAAACAATTTCATTTTGCCAAAGTACCAACATGGGATGGAAATAGAAAAGGTATGGATGTATACACAATACCACAACCAGTACCGGTAGACATCACTTATGATGTTAAAATAGTTAGTAATAGAATGAGAGAACTTAACATTTTTAATAGAAAAGTTATGCAAAATTTTTCATCAAGACAGGCTTACACTTTTGTAAAAGGACATTATATCCCGATTATATTAAGTAGTTTAAGTGATGAAAGTGTTATTGATACCGAAGACAGAAGATATTACCAACAAAATTACCAATTTCAATTACAAGGGTTTTTAATAGATGAAGAAGAGTTTGAGGTTAAACCAGCTATTACTAGAAATTTATTATTTTTTGATTTTGATAATTATAAACCTAGAGGAAATGGTAGTCCTGCACAATTTCAATCGGCACTACCTTTAAGTGGGATTACTACAGCAGGAATGAGTAATACCGGTAAATTAAGAAGAAGAATCACTTTTGCAGCCGGGTGTGGTCCATGTATCGACACTAAAACATACCAATACGAAAATAACATTTCTATTGTTAGGTCAGATAATATTGACACTACTAGTATTACTGTAGGTACAACTACCGCTACTTGGACACCTGTAAATGTTAAATTAGGGGAAACTGCAAAAATTACTGTAACACAAACAGATAATAGTAAACCATCCTACTTGGTTATAGAAGAGGTCCTTATACCCTCAGGTGCACAAAGTAGTTTTTAAGTTATTCTCCATATATATCTTTTTTGTCTTTACAATGTTTTTCTATAAGTTTTTCTAAGAACTTGGACATAACGAGTCCTCGCTGTTTACAATACGTTTTTAGTATATTGTGGAATTCAGGTCTAATTTTAAGGTTTTTGATAGTCTTTTTTTCCATAGTAAGAAAAAAGTAAGAAAATAGTCTTACTTTATCATAAATAGTCAGCTTTTAGCTTTAACTTTTGATTATTACTCCGGTATTTATTTAAAAAAGAAAATAAACTTTAAATTCAAAAAATATTTAAAATGGCAGACGGTAATAATAAAGTCTTTGTTTCTCCTGGTGTATATACGGCGGAAAAGGATTTAACATTTGTAGCCCAGAGTGTGGGTGTAACAACTTTAGGTATAGCTGGTGAAACTCAAAAAGGTCCAGCTTTTGAACCTATTTTTATAAATTCGTGGAATGAATTTAGAACAAGATTCGGAGATACCGATTCAGAAAAATTTATAAACACTCAAATCCCTAAATATGAAACAGGTTATATAGCTAAATCATACTTAAGTCAATCAAATCAGTTATTTGTGACTAGAGTATTGGGTAAAAGTGGTTATGACGCAGGACCATCATGGTCTATAACTACAATTGGTGAAATCGACCCATGTAGTGTTTACTCTGCAACCACAGGAACTACACCAGCACTATCATTTAACGGTGGAGGTGAGATAACTAACAATGCTAATGCGACAGACGCTTTTTATTTCTACGGATTTACACCTGCGGGAGATGACTTGGGTCTTACTTGGTATGTACCATTAACTGGAGACTCGATAGACTCTGCAGACCTTTATCTAAGTGCTACTACAGCTGGAGACGCTCAGGATGGTTCCGTATTAGAATCATTCTCAAATCAGTTACTTACCGACGCAGATGCTAATATATTTAGAGACGTAAAATTCCCTTTCTATAAAGACCCATACCAACTTACCGGAAACACCTTATTTAACTGCCAAGGAAATGAGTTAGGTTCTATGATGGACGATATAACTCATTGGGTTTATTATGGACTAATGGATGGTAATGTAGATAATTTCACACCTAGTGGTGCTAATGACTATTATTACTGGGGATTCGTCCCAAGTGCTGCCACGGTCACTGCACAAACACAAGTTTTTAACTGGACAGGTCAACAATTAAAAGAAAGTAATAGATTAGGTATTACGTTAACAACCGGTAACACAGACAGTTGTGTAGAATTTTCTGCTGATTGTCAAGATGGATGGTATCGTAGTATGTTTGACTACAAATATTCAGTTGATGATTGTAGAGTAAGTTGTTATAGTGGTAATTCTATGGCTCTATGGGCTCAATCAGCCTTTACAGCGTCAACATATATAGAAGAAGTTGTTCCATCATCTTCAGGATTATCTGGAACACAAGTTTATTATTTAGGTTCTATAACAGGAATGACATCCGCTGGTACGTATACTGAATGGTTAATACCTGGTTCTGCTGGAACCGCTTATGGTGTTGCAGCTACACCGTCTAACTATTGTTATAGTTCAGGTGACTGTCCTACAACAATGGCTTGTGCAAGTGCTGCTACTTCAGGGGTATGTTCTGGTGATATTAGTTCTTTTGTTAAAGTAAACTATAGTAATAGAATACCTGGTGACGGTTACTTCGGATGTAGTGGTAACACACCATATACGGCAACTCAAGCAACATTATCTGGTTGGACTGGTATTGGCACTCCTCAAGCTGATGGTGTTGATTATAATGGACAAGGGGTGTGGACATCTGCGATTTCAGCTGGTACTGTATGGACAGGTCAAGCTTACAGTGTTGTTAACATTTATACTGCGTCCTGTAAAGAAGTAAGATACTTAGCTATTAATCCTAGTGGAGCTTCATTTACCTGGGGATGTGTAAGTGCATTAACAGAGTATGATGATTTAGTAGTTGGTACTATTAGGTCAAGAGGTGAAAGTACTCTAAGTACTGGTGGACCATCATACGACATTAGTGGTAACACTGTAGGTAACGTAGTGATGGATTGTAGTGGTGTTTATGAAGAGGTTATGGCTGACCCATTTGCTGAATTTGGAATTTCCGCTAAAACGGATACTGGTATTGTTTATAAATTCACTACAAGTTTTGATACTGGTAAAAAATCATACATTAAAAAAGTATTAGGTGTAAATGTATTTGATAAAAATAGGTACGATGTTCCTGTTTTTGTTGAGGAAGCTTACCCTAATTTAATAAAATATTTATATAACAGACAGAAAATTAGAGGGTTGAATTGTTGTTTATGTCCCCTACCAGCGGCAAGATTTAACAACACAACTAGAACATCTATAGGTTGGTACATGAATCAATGGCAAACACCACAAACACCGTGGTTAGTTTCAGAAATAAGAGGTAATGGTCCAGATGGTACAAATACAGTCTTCCCACTATTTAAATTTATTTCGATTTCAGATGGAAGTGCTGCGAATAGAGAAATTAAACTATCAATCACTAACATCTCTTTTGAAAGAAAGGAGTTTGATATCTTAGTAAGACAATTTAATGATACAGATGCAAACCCAATAGTACTAGAAAAATATACTAGATGTACAATGAACCCACAACTCGTAAACTTTGTTGGTAGAAAAGTGGGTACAAGTGACGGTGAATACGAATTAAAATCAAGATATATTATGTTATATATCCATGAAGACGTATTAGTAGAAGGTTCTACACAAACAGATTCGTTACCTTGTGGATTTGAGGGTTATAGATTTAGAGATTATTGTTCTACAGCTAAAAATCCTTACTTAGAGTTTAAAACAAAATACTTTACACCTGGTGAAACTGTTTATGACCCACCATTTTCGAATTCAGATGGTTCGTCAAACGCGTTTATATCAGCGGGAGATAATATTAGAAGAACTTACTTAGGTGTATCTACTAGTGAAGGAGCAGCAATCGATAACGATTTCTTCGACTTCAAAGGATATAAAACACCAAATAGTGTGTGTACAAATACAACAGGAACTGATTGGCCAACACTCACAACTGGTTTCCACATGGATTCAGGAGCTACAACCATTGTTGCGGGTTCTGGTAACTATCTAACATACACGAGTACAACTTTAAGTGGTAAAGCAATGTTCCAAGCAGGAGCTGTAGAGTTTAGAAAAGAACCTACTAGTACTACAGACCCATATTATAGAATACAAGCTAGGAAATTTACAGTTGCACCTCACGGTGGTTTTGATGGTTGGGATGAGTATAGAGAAAGTAGAACTACTGGAGACAATTACAGATTAGGTATGTCAGGTTTCTTAAATGGAGCATGTACGGATAGTACTTACCCAGACGCGGTAGGTTCAGGTTCATTTAAGAAAATTGGAAGCACAGAATCTAATACTGACTGGTACGCATATCAAGAAGCGATTAGAACGTTTGAAAATCCAGAAGCGGTAGACGTGAACCTATTTACTACACCTGGTATCGACTATGTTAATAATTTAGGTTTAGTTAACGACACTATAGAAATGATTGAAAGTGAAAGAGCTGATTCATTATATATTGTAACAACACCAGATTATAACTTATTTGTACCTACAACGTCAGACGCTACCAATATGATATTACCTACTGAAGCGGTTAATAATCTAGACGATAGTTTCATAGATTCTAACTACACAGCTACTTATTATCCTTGGATACAAATTAGAGACGACAATACAAATAAACAATTGTATATCCCACCAACAGGTGAAGTTGTGAGAAATATGGCATTGACTGATAATATCGCATTCCCATGGTTCGCATCAGCGGGTTATACTAGAGGTATTGTAAACGCAATTAAAGCTAGAAAGAAATTAACACTAGATGAGAGAGATACTCTATACATCGGTAGAATTAATCCAATAGCTACATACAGTGATACGGGACCAATTATTTGGGGTAACAAAACTTTACAAGTAAGAGAGTCAGCGTTAGACAGGATTAATGTTAGAAGATTACTATTACAAGCTAGAAAATTAATTTCAGCGGTCGCAGTAAGACTACTATTCGAACAAAATGATGATATAGTAAGACAACAATTCTTAGACCTAGTAAACCCAATATTAGATTCTATTAGAAGAGATAGAGGTTTGACAGACTTTAGAGTTGTACTATCAGACGACCCAGAAGAGATTGATAGAAATGAAATGAATGGTAAAATTTATATTAAACCAACAAGAGCACTTGAATTTATTTTCATCGAGTTCTTAATAACTCCAACGGGAGCATCATTTGAAGACGTTTAAAAATAAAATAAAATGAAATTTAAAAGAAAACATTTAGCAGAAGCTCTTAATATGAACAATAGGGGTGTTAAGCATTTTACTAAAAATAAATCACAAAAGGTTATTGTTTCGGAAGAACAACTGAATAGATTAATGTCTAACCTAATAGAACAGGATGAAAAAGACCCTAATCTTCCAGGTGGGACTAATCAAACCAAGAATAAAGACGCTGCTCAAAGTAGAGACAGAGGCGTACAAGAACTTATCAATGATAAAGTTAATTGGAACGCTATGAGTAAAAACGAACAAAATGCAGCTATGGGTGAAGGTTACACTTCTACTACTTGGTCGGAAAAAATAAACGAAGAAGCTGTAACTGAAGATGCTAAACCTGACTTTTTGGATTTAGATGGAGATGGTGATAAAGAAGAATCTATGAAAAAAGCAGCTAAAGATAAAAAAGCTATGAAAAAAGACGTTAACGAAGATAGTGAAGGTGTGGAAACTTACCACTATGGTGAAGATGAAGGGAGAGATGAGAAGAGATTAAAACATGGCTATATGAGTAAATTACATAGACACAATTTAGAAAAGGATATGGCGTATGATGAAGACCATGAATTTAGACATGAAAGAGGTACTAATTTTTATGAAAGTAAAAAATTAACAACAACTACACCTATTACTGAATCAGAAGTTAAAGAAATTTCTAAGTTTATGGGTAGAATGAATACCACTGGTAAAAATTATAATCCAGCTCCAAAAGCTAGTAAATCTGTTAGTATTAAAGTGGAAGAACTTCATGAAGATATTAATAAAACTTACAGAGCAATTAGAAGAGCTATCATAAAAGAAAACAACGCTAACTTAGATATTAAAAATTACCGAGAAGTTTTATCTGAAGGTTTTAATACTGGAGGACCAAACCCTGGAGTTTCAGCAGCAGCGGGTATAGAAAACATTATAGACAATGTTAAAAGAGCATACTCATATGTTAAAGACTCTAGAACTAGAAAACAAATTATGAATACTTTAGTTAAGTTAAATAATTTTATGACTTATTCTGCAGAACTTATAGGAAGTGGTAGAGACCAAAGAGCAGCTAGAAGTTATGATGATATAAGTAAACCACTACCTTATCCTGAATTAGATGAACCGGAAGAATTAGAAGACATCGATGATGAATTAATGGAGGGAGATGAAGAGATAGACGAATTTAAGGAAATGGGGATGTTTGAACCTGGAGATGGAGCTGATGATGAATCATATGATGGACATCACTTCAAACACGATGTTATCGGGGCTTATGATGACGATTTAACTGGTAAAGCTAGAAAAGGAGAAGTTTATTAAACTATTCACTTTATAAAATAAAAAAGGTCCATATGGACCTTTTTTTTATTCTATAATTTTCCCACCATTACCTAATATAAGTAACACTATCATTGGACAAAGAAACGGAGCTTTTAAAAAGTGAGTTAACAAATAGAAAGTAAACCATCCACCAGAAGGTTCTCTTTTATACTCCTCCTCTAGTTCTAGATATTGGTTGTACAATACTTTTTTGTTTATCTCTATAAAGATAACCATAACAATCATTGATAATAATAAGTAACCTAAAATGTATTCCATAATTTATTTTTTTTAATAAGATTCGACAAAATTTAATGTTATATAAACCCAAGGGTTTTTTCTATTTCTCCACTTTTCTTCTTTTCTATAATTAGTTTTAATACTAGAAACCGCACCCCTCATAGTACCTTTACTATTCACATCACTCAACATAGGTTTCATATTTAATATTCTGTTATGTGTAGGTGATTCGTCCCACAGTTTTACAATAATTATAGCTAATTCTTCATCACTTCTTTTAATTTTATCACCTTTCGCGGTAGTTAATAACCCTAAATTTTCCATTACATGTACTATTAAAACGTCATCAGGGTGAGAAGTAGATGAAATTCTTTCAGTTAAAGATTTATTAGTATGTCCTTTAACGTATTCTTCTTCATAGTGTGTTATATCACCTATTTTAGTCATGTAGTCGGTATGTACATAGGAACCCACATAAACAGAATCATCCCATACTATTTCACTTAAACCTCTACAATTTCTATATTTATTAACCTCATCTAATATTAAACTATCCAACCTACTTTGAGAAAAAGAAGTTAAAGTGGTAAAAATTAAAGTAAGTAGTAAGATGATGTTTTTCATATGTTTTGTTTTATGTGTTGTTTATACTACAAAGATAATAAATTTTTAATTAAAAACCAAAGATATTTATATAAAAAGATTAAGTTATTTTGAATAGTAAGGTATATAATATAATACGAGAAATTGGGGAAATAGTTCCAGGTAATATAATTAAAGGTTATTCTTTTGATTGGGACGATAATATTCTTTTTATGCCCACTAAAATTAAAGTGGATAAAAAGGTGGGGAAAGGTTGGGAACCTATAAGAGTCTCAACGGAAGAGTTTGCTACCATTAGAGACAACCCAACCTATAAAATGAGGGAAGACTCCTTTGATGAGTTTAGAGACCATGAAGGGTTTTTAAAAGATACCATAGAAGCGATAAAAACTAAGAACTTTGGTCCTAGTTTTTTAAAATTTAAAGAGTCTTTAATTAGTGTTAGTCCATTCTCGATTATAACAGCTAGAGGAAATTCACCTATCACACTAAAAGAAGGGGTTAAAATTATTATCGACATGTCTTTTTCCGAAGAAGAAAAAGACAAAATGGTAGAAAATATTAGAATGAAATACCCATCTAAAAAAAATCTTACTGATTATGATATTATAGAGTTCTATTTGGGTGAAAATAACTATATGCCTGTCTCTTCTGATGAATTTTTAAGTAAACACCCAAACAAAGCGTCTGCTCAATATCCTGAAATAGGTAAAAAAATAGCTCTAAACGATTATGTTAAACGAGTTGTAGACGGAGCTAGTAAGTTAACTAATAATCAATATGGTAGATTAACCATAGGTTTTAGTGATGATGATAAAAAAAATATAGAAGCTGTTATAGAATATATAGAAGAAGAATTAAATGATAGATATCCTGAAGTTGATTTTATTATATATGATACATCAGATAAAGGTTTAAATAGAATAGTTGTAGAAAAAAGCTAGCATGCTCACATTTTACTATAACTGTATATTTATATATGTATAAGTCAATATTTCATTTAAGAGATATTTATTAACAAATAAAAGAACAAGAAAAAAAATAGAAAAATGGCCGATTTATTAATGAAAATGCCTGTACCGTATGAACCGAAGAAAAAGAATAGGTTCGTCCTAAGATTCGATTCATCTTTAGGCATTAATGAATGGTACGTAGAAAGTACTTCTAGACCACAAGTTACAATTAATTCAGTGGAGATACCATTCCTTAACACATCAACATATGTTGCTGGTAGATTTGTGTGGAACACAATCAATGTGACATTTAGAGACCCTATTGGTCCATCAGCAGCTCAAGCATTGATGGAATGGGTTAGATTACATGCTGAATCTGTAACAGGAAGAATGGGTTACGCAGCAGGATATAAAAAGAATATTGATTTAGAAATGTTAGACCCGACGGGTGTAGTTGTGGAAAAATGGATTTTACAAGGGACATTCTTAACTGACGTGAACTTCAACGACTTATCATACAGTGATGAAGGATTAGCGAATATATCGGCTACGCTAAGACCTGATAGATGTGTGTTAGTTTACTAACTTATATTCTACTTTAAAAAATACTAATCCCCTTTATTGGGGATTTTTATTTGCTATTTATATAAAATTCTTAAATTTTTATTCACTTAATACTTATATTGTATATTATTAGAAATAGTAATATAAATTTTATAGACAAATAAAAATGGAAAACCCGTCACATTCACACATGGAACCTCAAATACCTTATGACCTTATAGAGTTACCGTCAAAAGGAATTTTCTACAAAAATAAGAAAAAAGCTTTAAAAGTAAGTTATTTAACAGCGGTAGATGAAAACATATTAACTTCTCCAGGTCTAATAAATTCAGGTGAGGTGATGGACACGTTGCTAAGGTCTAAAATTTTAGATAAAGACATAGACCCAACAGAACTCGCAGAGTGTGATAAACAAGCTGTTTTTATCTTTTTAAGAAATACAGCTTTTGGCACTACATACGAATTTACTTTGACTGACCCATCTACTGGGAAAGAGTTTAAACACCCTATTGACCTTTCAGTTGTAAAAACAAAAGAACTAGGTATTAAACCCGATGATAAAGGAGAGTTTTCCTTACAACTTTTTGTTTCCAAAAAAACAGTAAAATTACGTCTTTTAACACCTACAGATGAAAAGGCATTACAAGATATGGAAAAGAGTTATGGTGAAATGAAAATAAAACCTACTGTAACTAAAAGATTAGAAATGTGTCTAATGGAAATTGATGGTGATAGAGATAAAATGAATATCGCAAGAGAAATCCAAATGTTACCTATAAAAGACTCACAATTAATACGAAGTTTTCTTAAAGACGCTGAACCTGGTTTAGAACTTAATAGAGTTGCTACCGCACCTTCAGGAGCAGAAGTAAAATTCACCATTTCTTTTGGTTTGTCTTTTTTTCGTCCTTTCTTCGGCATATAGGAATGCTCTTTTGCAAGAGATTTACTACCTATCCAAATACCTCAACTTCAGCCACCGTGACATTATGAATTTACCTATTTTCGAAAGAAAATTTTACTTGGACATGCTCCTAAAAGAGTTTGAAAAAAAGAATGAAATGGCTGAAAAAGCTAAAAACAAACGAAAATAGACATTCTAGCTATTTATTATAAAAAGACTTATTATGGCAGGACCAAAAAAATATACTGATGTAAACGGTAATGAATTTTATGGGTTTGAGACCGAAGCGGATTTAAGAGCATATGTAAATTCCGAAAGTTCTAAAACTAATTTAGATAGGAGTACTTCATCTGGTGGTGAAACTATAGGTTCAGGGATGAAAGGGATGTTGGAAAACATGGCTAAAGAAAGGAAAGCCATGGACATGGCTGTAGAAGACATCTATAGGTATGGTAAAATGGCTACCGGGGGTATTATTACTAAAAGACAAGAAGCTTTTGCAGATGTAATTGATATCCTAACACTAACGGATGAAATTCGACAAAATATAGTCAAATCCTTTGGTGTTGGTGGTGGGTTGATGGATGATTTTGTAGCTACTACTGTTTATGCTGCACAAGAATTTGAAGGATTCGCTCTTACAGCAAATGACGCTTTTGAAGTTTTAAGTTCCACTGTACAAGAATTGGGAAGAAATATCGCAATACCACCTTCTGCACTCGCAGATTTAACAAAATTAGAATTTTTATATGAAGGTTTAGATGCAGGTCAACTTGTCGCTGAATTTGATAAAATAGGTATGGGGACCCAAGCTGCAGCTGAGTCTACGGTTGACGCAATACAAGGTGCACAAAGTTTAGGTGCTGTAACCTCTAAATTCTTACCCGCAGTAACAAAAGAGATTGAGAAAATTAACACTTATGGTTTTAAAAATGGTGTTGATGGTCTTGCGAAAATGGTCGCGGAATCACAAATACTTGGATTAAACTTTGGTGAAGTTATATCTTTAGCAGATAAATTATATAGTCCAGAAGCCGCTGTAGAGTTAGCTGCTGAATTACAAATGATTGGAGGTGCAGCTAATGAAATGTTAGACCCATTCCAGTTAATGTATATGGCTCAAAATGATGTAGAAGGTTTAAAAGATGCTATAGTAGAAACTGCTGAATCCGCAGTTCAGTTTAATAATGAAACCGGTCAATTTGAAATTGGTTCTCCGGAATCAAGGATGAGGTTAAAAGCACAAGCTGAAGCGATGGGGATGAGTTTCCAAGACTTAGCAAACTCAGCTATTAAAGCCAAAAAACGTACTGCAGCTATAACTGAATTAGGTCAATTTGCGGGATTAAACGAAAAAGATAGAGAATTAATAGCGTCTATGGCGGATATAGGGGAAGGTGGTGAGTTCCAACTAACCCTAGGTGATGAAACTATTAATTTTGATGATTTAGAAGAGAGAATGAGACAAGACACTAGTCTTTTATCAAAAATACAAGAACAATCATCTATGGAACAGTTAAGTTCTGATGAACAAATGAATAAAACCTTAGATGACCAATATACAATTTCTCAATCTATAAACGCTGAAGTAGCACAAATACAAAATATTTTAACTGAAGCAGCAGCATCCGGAGCTTTTGGTATAACAGCAAAAGAATTAGCATTAGCTAATAAGGAGTTAGTCCAAGGAGAACTTTCTGGAAAAATAGATGAGAACTTAATGCAAGGTATAAAAGGATTTGTACAATCAGATGCTTTTTTAGACCCAACAAAAATGGCTGAATTAGATGAACTTGATAACCCAACTCATGGTAATGATTTTGTAATTAGACCGGGGGGTGATTTAAGAAGATTTTCTGAAGGTTCCCTATCCCTAGCAACCAATCCTAAGGATACAATTCTTGGGGGTACTAATCTATTCCAAGAAACCACCAACCGTATCTCCAATATGTCTAACTTGATGACTACAAACAATATGGGTGGGAGAAACACAGAAACAATTAATGTTAGAGTATCATTTGATAAACCACTAAGTATGTCTTTAGATGGTCAATTATCAAACATGAAGTTAAGTGCTAGACAAGTAGAAAGAGCTATGGAAGGGACAGGATTCATCCAAAGCCTACTGAATAAAACATTCCAAGCGAACGGTCCCGTAGGATAATAGAAATTGGAATCTAATCTATTTATTAAGAAAGATTTAATATGTCTATAGGAAATAATACGAATATAAGATATCCCGCGGCACAAGGTGATTTTAACGTTAGTTTTGCTAGTACGCAAATGTTAAGAGATTTTATGCTAGGTAAAAATCTAGATGGCTCTTACTTAAATAGGGGAAATCCTATACCACCTAATGGTGACCAACTACCAGGGTCAATAGTTATTTCAGACTTACCTATGCGTCCTGTGCCTGAAGTACCATTTCCTGAAGATATTACAGGGATTGACGGAATTCCTTTTGATGAAACTTTATTTTTAACTAATAAATTTGGCCCATCTACAGGATATGGGGACCCACTTGGTATAGAAAATATCATTATTTCCGAAGGGGCTCAATTAGAGTATGTTGCCCCCCAGACATTATCACCACAAGCTTTTGTACCACAAATAGGCACACATACAAATGTTTTATATACTAGTATAGAAGTTTTAAGTGAAGTTAATAGTATAAACGGTGTTATTTCCACTGTTAATAGTAAAATTTTAGATGATTCTATATTAATAAAATCATCTTTCCCTTATCTTAAAGATAATCTTGCATTTAACCAAGCACAATTTTTGTTTGATATAAGTGATGGTGGTTCAGCTAATATTAATATTACCTCTCCACCAGGAGAATTAGTGGGTGAAAAAGACACATATTTATCTAGGTTAGAA